TATCATAAGACATATTAACAACAATAGCTTTACCTGCTTTAGTATTAAGTTCTCTTTCATAAACAGAACTAATATGTGCTGGATATTTACCAGCTTCTATTGGTAAGTAACTTTGTTTTGACTTATCGAATGTAGCACCTACATCTTTCATTTATTTTTCCCTTCTGTTGTGTATTTGTTTACTAGTTTAACGAATTCATTTTTGAACTCTGTCATTTTCTTTGAGTATTCTCCAGTTTTAGAAAGACCTCTAAAATATAATTGAGGTGTAACTTGATTCCCTTTACCATCTTTCATGTATCTTCTTATTCCTCTTCTTCTTGTACCAACAATACCACTTTTCTGCATTTCTTCTACTGCTTTATTATCAAGCAAACCTTTTTTCTTTAGGTCTTCCATTTCTGCTATAGTTATTCTTCCCATTATTGTTTTCCTTTGTTGTTATTATTAAAGTCTTCAGGTTGTGGAAAGTATCCATTATCTTCTATTGAATATGAAAAATAACTAGGATTTACAGTGACAGTTTCTTTATGTTCTGTTTCAAAACACATAATCTGTTTACCCATAATATTTCTAGTTCCTTTATACACAACTCTATCAAATACTTTTCCATCATTTATACCAACAGTATAACTCAAACCCTTTTGCAAAAGTTCTTCGTTAATATTATTTGTCATCATTACCCCAAGCTTCGTTTAACTTTTTGTATTCTTGCATTATTTTAACCCATTGTTCTTTAGAAAGATTTGTCATCTCTCTTGCTTGTGGGTCAAACATATTAAACTGACCACTTTCTTGTATTGCTTTATACTCAAGAAAGTCTTTTTGTGTAATTTCTATCATGTTGTTTTCCTTTTCTTTTTTATTAGTTATTATAGCAATCATTACGCTTTTCTTGAAAGTTTATTAAATGAACCTTTGTAATTCAAAGCGTGTAAATCACCATTTTCTATTAGTTTTTCTATTTGACTTTTTGTTTCTTTATTTATGCTTTCTGCAAGTGCTAATATAGAATCTTTTTGTTGTTCTGTTAATTCTGTATCTTCTACTTGATTGCGATAAACATCATCTGCAATATTCATATACATATTAAATGCTTTCTTCATGCAGTCTGTATTTGCTGACTTAATGTCGTTACCTAAATCAACATATTCAGAACTACCTTTCTTTTTTTGTATACGATGTGCAGCTGTCATATCACCTATTCTTTTAACACCACTATCATACCACATCAGTCTGCCATGTACTACAAATGCTTCTGTACCAGCAAACTCTGTACTAATAATTTGCCAACTCCAGCCAGGATAATGTCTATCAGCAGTCTGTTTCATGTATCCAATCTCTACATAATCCATACCCATTTTATCTTTTATATAAGCTTTAGGTGTTTTCATATTACTTACTAAACCATGAGTTATTGCTATGTTTTGAAATCTAACTCTATGTGCATCTAATTCCATATTCTCGTTATCGATTTCTTGTAATGTATTATCTTGTTTTTTCTTTGGCATTTTATGCTCCTTTGCAAGTTATTTCATAATAAGGACAGTAATTACATTCCCAGTCATATACTGGTGTATCTTCTTCTCCGACACTAGGTATCGCGTCCTCTTCATATATTCTTTTGTTTATTTTATTCCAATAGTTTTCTGCTTGTTCTATCCAGTAACTTGGTATATTGCTTACTCTTACATCACTTGTTTCTTTTTTATACCATGTTAATGACATTTTTATATTGTCATGATTTAAAAAACTAAACTCTTCCATAAGACCTAATGCATATGTACCAATTTGTAATTCATAATTTACACTTGGATTAAAATCTCTTTGATTTTTTCTACCAAACATTTTTTTCCATTTATAACTATGCACAGTTTTTATATCTGTTATTTCTGCATATTTATTTTCTTCATGTACAAATGCAACGTCTAAAGTTCCTTGAACTTTTAATCTTGGTATTTGTATAAAATGTTCAATTAATGAAATCATCCCTGTGTCTTTATAAATATCTTGTGTGTATTTAACTAGAGCATATTCTATATCTTTATGTACAATTGTACCAAGTCGCATTAATCTTCCAGACCTATCATCCATTTCTTTCTTTTCAGCATTTGATAATTGAAAGAATTGTTTTAATCTACATGAACCAGCACTTGATGCACTAAAATAAGAATTAGGATTGTTTTCTTTACGATTTAATTCATTTTCTTTTTGTTTGTCTTGTATATATTTAGAATACGTATCTAAGACAATACTATTTTTTGTTGAATTAATACCCATTTGTTTTTCCTTATAATTATAAAGGACTCAGCACAGATGTATAACTCATTGTCTAAATAAACCCCTTTACATAGAACAACTGAGTCCCTTAATATCCCTAAAATACTGTTTAAATATAACAATAATAAGACTTAGAACAAAGTAGTTTTGTGATTTAACTTGTACTTTGCAAATTTCTTACCACCACTATATTCTAATCTAGTTTTAATATCATGTCCTTCTTTCTTTAAATCAAACACAATAGCTGCTAATCTAAAACATCCAAATCTGCGTAATGCATCAATCGGAGTAAGAACACCACCAGATTCAAAATACTTTAGTATTTCTTCTTTTTGTGTTTTCTTTTTTAACATATTTCAAATCCTCCACTTTGTTTACAAAATTCAATAAAACTTTTTACATTATCTCTATGGAATGGATAATTAGAACTCCAATCTTCTTTTGAGTATGCTTCTTGCCATTTTGTATTGTAAGGTTCTGGATAATTAGCAGGAACTAAATCTTTTCCATGTTTCTTTTTACATTCATCACCTATTTTATCCATTTTTGCACGAACTTTTTTATTGTGAGCTTTAGCTTTTGCTATCTTTGATTCTGTTGCTTTTTGCAATTCATCGACAGTTCCATCATCTAATTTTTCAGATAATTTTTTTGCAATATAAAGAGCTGTTTTTTCTTTTATTCTATGTCCTGAATTGCTATATCCACCATCCATTTCATCATGTGTCATATAATCTTCGCATGTCTCTATTACAAAATCCCATAATGGTCTCCAGAACCATACATTATTACGAAAATATGAGCCTGGATTATCATCTTCATAATTATCTTTTAAATTAAAATACTCATCTTTAACATCTTCTGGTGTATTATTCCAATCTAAAAATCCATCTTTACCATATTGTTTTAGTATTTCATTATATCTCTCTGGATAATCTTTATTTATTTTTGGACTAACACCATATACATCATATCCCATTATTCTTCTCCTTCTTCTTGCATTGTTGGTATATCAAATAGTTTACATAATTGATTAAATGATTCTTTGCCCGAACTAGACATACGCTGATACTCCCATGCTAAATCATCCATTAAATCAATTGCTTTTGTTTTTACATTTTTAGTTGACTTTGATAATGCTTTATAATATTCATTCATATCTACAAAGTCTTCTGTTCTTGGTAATGACATTATACTCTCACTTTCTTTACTTCTGTTGTTTCTGGAAATATTTGTTTACCTAAGTAATATGCTTTGTCTTCTTTAGCAACATTTACGTGAGTTACAATTACTTCACAGTTTATGTTTTTGCTTATTAAAAGACCTCTAGTACCTGTCTGTGTTTCGAAATGTGTTCCTTCATCTAATGATTTAAGAAATACATATCCTTTAGCAGGTATATTTTTAGGTTTATCTTTTAATGCTTTATTAACTAGTTTTTTAATATCTCTTCTACTTTTAAATAGACTGTCTTTATTATCTATTCTTCCAGTAAACTTTCTATTTCTTTCATATCTTTTACGTTTCATATCAATATTCCTATGCATAATCCAATTATAATACCAAGTATAAATTCATATTTTTGCTTTGTTTCATGTATTGCTAATACAATAAAATCCATTAATATATTTTTCATATTGTTTCCTTTGTTATTTATTATTATAGTTAAATTAATATGGTTACAGAGGCTTTTTACTAGTGACTATATATCGAGAGTATTAATATATTGTGTTGGAGTTTCTTAAACTCTGCTTGTAACCATTAAGTAAAGGATAGAGCCATAACACAGAATAACTCCTCAGTAATCTGCTGGCAATACCTATCCTTAATCTTTAAGGGCTTGAACGGTTATTGTTTATTTTATTAAACCATTAACTACTAAACAATTAATTGTGTCCAAACCCTATTGAAAGAATGTTAAATTTGCATCGTTGTATAATTCAAAATCTTCATTGACTTCAAATATATAATAATTTCTTAGTATTGTTTTACGATGGTTCATTCTTCCCATTCGCTTTTTGTTATATGTTTTTGGTATGAATAGAAAGGGTTTATCGTTTTCGTCATATCGTGGCAATGCGAATCCTATCTTATTAGAATTCTTTACTATGCTATATATTGGTACTGAACTATGTGTATTAGTTTCTAGCTTTTCCATAAAGTTCTGTTCAAACATTACATTACGCACCATTAACCATTTAGCTCTCGGAAATAATATTACATAATTCTGCATACCATGAACATCTAACTCTGATGCTTTAGCAATGTTAATATATCCTAACGCTTTTTCTTTCATTCTTAGTCTTCAACTTTCTTCAATATCTTTATAAACTTTTGCACTTTACGTAAGACTGTAAGTTGCTCTTCTACTTTAATATCATTAAACTTCATACCAAATCTTTTCTTTGATTGAAAGTCTAACATATGTTGAAATAATATTTCCTGTTCGTCATCTGTTATTTTAGTATTTCTAAATCTGCTCATAATAGTTCCTTTAGTTTATGCCCAAGTGCTATTAAAAAACATATATATATAGTATAGTAAGTATGACATTAATATAAAGATATATATGCTATATAACAGCACAAGGACAAGTTGTAATAGTAAAATAAGCAGTTTAAATAGACTTGCTTAGGTCTGTTGGTAGTAAATCCTTACTCTACTACGTTAACGTTAGATACGTACTCTTGGTCTTCTGCAAATGTAACTAATGTTTTCTTTGTTAGTAATTCACAGTCTGAATTAAGCTGTTTAAGGTCAGCATCACGCTCACGTAGAACATCATTCTTGTTAGGTATAGATGTGCCAAACGTTCTGTTCCATCCACGCTTCATTGGAGCTGCTCTATGCTTAGCTCTATACTCTTTGATGATAGACTTCATTTCAGTTACAAACTCTTGGTATACTTCTTCTATGGTAGTCATAGTTTCATATCCTTTCTTATGTTGTTTTATTAATAATTAATCATAAAATAATTTATAAAAATTAAATCATAACTAAATTTTTAATTTAGTGTTACCCCCTTATAGGGGGTATATATGTAAAAAACACCCTGCCACATTTATCTCCATTTTTTTTAGAAAACACTTGGTCATTTTAAAATAAGACTTGACTTTTGACTTTTAGGTCAGATAAAATACAGAGTTATTTTTTTTATAAAAAAGGGTATTACATGACTGTTTCTTGCGCTGATAAATTATTTGTAATAAATTGGGTTATAGGTTAGATTTAAATATGGCTATTGCTATGACAGAATTATTAAATCTTTCTGCTGAAGAACAAAAATATATATTAAAACGTATATCTAAAGACATTTACACTCCTATAGACATAGACGGACAAGTATATTATATTCCCTCAGCTGTTAATGATTTAATAGAAAGACTCTTCGAGAAAACTGTTTCTTTAAAAACACAATTGGAAGATGGATTACCAAACAATACGGAATAAAAAACATTACGTTTATGACAGTATAGAAGAATTTAGGGTACACAATCCAAACACTAAAGTGCAAAAGGATTGGAAAATTGCAAAAGAAGGAGATTGGGTATATGCAAGTGATGGTAAAATTGTGCAACTGCTAAAAGTTTCTACTAATATTAAGCATCATAACGACAGAAAAAACTATAAGTTTGCTAATGGATGGGTTCGTACAATAGTAGGAACATTTATAGTTAATAAAACATCAGAAATGGATACTGATTTTACCAAACATCCAAACAGGTATACGTTTAGTGGAACAAATCCACGAAGTGTCAAAGAACGTAAATCTATAACTAATAAAGAAAAAATGTTTGCAACTAATGTTGCTGTAGGTATGGGAATAGTCAAATCATACATGGATGCGTTTGATGCTGATGACACAATAAAATCTAAAAAGAAAGCTGTAGTGCTATTAAAACAGGATAGAGTTATGCATGAAATAGAAAAATCTGTAATGGATATTGCAAAGAATATGGGTCTAGACCACGAATATGTATTAGGTAAATTAAAATTATTATCTGATAATAGTGAAGATGACAATATTGTATTGCAATCAACAAAGGAAATAGGAAAAATAATAGGGACAACTGGTAATACAATTAAACAAAAAGAAATGGGTATTATTGGAATGTTTCAAGGTTTTAGCCCTGAACAATTAGAAGATGCAAAAAGACCAGAGTTAAAATCTATAAACGAGGAGAAATAATGAGTTGTAAATATTGCGGTTCTAATAAATATAAAAAAAATGGTAAAAGAGGTTTTGTACAAAGATACAAATGTAACGAGTGCAATAGAGAATATTCTGATAATAACGAAAACAATAATAATTCTAATGTAAATACAAGTTCGTATGTAGAAGATATGAACTATATTTATATAGATGACGTAGAAAACAAAAAAGTACCTACGTTAAAAAGTGTATTAAAGAAATTTAAAATAAAAGAAGACGTATGGAAGGTTACTAATTTTAAAGTAAACCAATGGGATGTATCTGCTAAACAAGAAATAGATGGTAAAATTGTTTGGAATACACATACTAACTATCAAGCAAAAGCTAGTCTAGTAAGGAAAAAACCAGTAAAAACAGATTTTCCTCATGTTCGTGGTGCAAAAGTTAAAAGACTAAAGTTTAATGTCAATATTCCTAAAAGAGAAAAAAAGTTAGATATAATTTTACCTGATTCTCAAATAGGGTATAAAAAAGATATGACTACAGGAGAACTAGAACCACTTCATGATTTAAGGGCAATTGCTATTGTTACTAAAATAATTAAGGAAATAAAGCCTAATCGCATAATAATGTTAGGTGATATGCTTGATTTACCTGACTGGTCTACACATTATGTGCGTTCACCAGAATTTTATTTTACAACACAACCAAGTATAGATTATCTTGCATCTTGGATTAATGAACTAAGACCATATTGCGAAGAAATGGTATATATAGAAGGTAATCACGAAAAACGTATGATGGATAGTATTGTACAAAACACAATACAAGCTTATGGTATAAAACCAGCGAATGAACCAGACGTACCTCCATTAATTTCTGTACCTTATATACTTGGATTACATAAAATAGGAGTAGAATATGTTGGACAGTATCCTCATGGTGAATACTATATTAATAATAATCTGGTATGTATACATGGAAACAAGGTAGGTGCTAAAAGCGGTCAAAGTGTTATGAAGTTATTAGACTCTCCTCGTATTAGTATTATACAAGGACATATACACAGATTAGAAATGGCGCATAAAACTGTATGGACACATGGAAAACCAAAAATATATCAAGCAGTATCTATGGGAACATTAGCTAGAATAGATGGTATCGTGCCTGGCGGTGGTACTAGATATAACTGGCAACAAGGATTTGGAGTTGTTGAATACGATGAGGAAAGATTCCGTATAGATACAGTCGGTATATATGATGGTCATTCAATATATAATGGTAAAGAATACATAGGAAAAAAATGAGAAATAAAATAAAAAGAAATACTCGTAAAGACATATTAAATGATATATACAACATACATCATTCTATACGTACATTGTTTACAGAAGTTAGAAAAGTTCATATTTTGTTTGAACAATATTTAGAAATGAAAAAAGAATCAGGTAAGTTTGAAAAGTACATCACAGATAAAATCGAAAAAGATAAATCTGAACAAAAAAAACGTAAGTGAAGCAGAAAAAGCTTTACAGGTTGCATATACAGATTTAATAGCTTTTGGTAAATTATTTTTATCAGGAGATTTTGGTAAATCTGAAAGTCCGTTATTTCATTATGAGATAGGAGATGCATTGCTAGAGAACACTACAAAGTCTTTGGCATTAATATTACCTCGACAAAGTGGAAAAACACAACTATTTAAAACTTTTTTATTACACAAAATACTTTTTAAAAAACCTGATGATTTAATGTTTATGGCTTGGGTATCTGATAATCATCGCAAGTCTATTTTAAACTTACAATATATTAAACAACATTTACAAACTAACGACATTATTAAATATTATTTTGGTGATGTAGTTGGAGACAAATGGACAGAGACAGATATTGTAACAAAAACAAATGCAAAGTTAATAAGTAGGTCAAACTTATCTAGTGTTCGTGGAGAAAATTATTTAGGTAAACGATACGACCTTGTTGCTCTTGATGATACTGAAAGTGAAACAAATACAGTTACTAGAGAAGCTAGAGAAAAAATTAAGAATATTGTTTACAATGGTGTAAAACCTGCTTTAGATGTAGATGGTAGATTAATATTTGCTGGTACACCTGTTCATTTTGATAGTCTTTGCCAAAACATTTTAGAAGGGTATGATAAATCTGAAAGTAAAGATGATTATACTTGGAATGTAATATCATACAAATCTACACAACCAGAAATGTCTGGAGGTGTATTATGGAATTCTTATATACCAAGAAAAAAACTAGATAGAATTAAAAAAGAATATTCAGAAGCAGGTCGTATACATGGGTATTACCAAGAATATGAACTAGAAGTACAAAATGAAGAAGAAGCAGTATGGGGAAGAAAGTATATAAAAAAATGGAAAGGTTATTACGAACACAAAGATGGTCAAAATTATCTTGTAATTAATAAAGACCCTATACCTGTAAATACTTTTATTGGTTGCGACCCTGCTACAGATATTGATACAAAAACATCTGACTTTTCTGTTATTATGGTTATTGCAGTAGACCAAGATAATCAAATGTATGTTGTTGAATACGAAAGACATCGTAGTATACCAACAGTAGGGCAACGAGATTTAGATGGAAACATACTAAATAAAAAAGGTGTAGTAGATTATATATTAGAATTGCACGAAAAATACCATTGTATATCGTCTACTGTAGAAGATGTTGCTATGAATAGGAGTATATTTCAAGCATTAAATGAGCGTAGACGAATAGAAGATAAATTTAATATTAGTGTAATTCCAGAAAAACCAGGCGGAAAAAATAAAAGAAATAAGATTTATAGTGGTTTAAGTGGTAGATTTAGTACAGGAAATATCTTTTTAAAAGAAAATATGTTTGATTTGATTAACGAAATTGTTACTTTTGGCCCGAAAATGAACCACGATGACACGATTGAGACTCTTTATTACGCACAATTGTACTCATTTCCGCCAAATATGAACCAAAATAAAGATAAAAGTGGTTGGTATAAGGTAAAACGTAAAGCTAAAAGTTGGGTTGTATCGTAATGCCTAATAAAAAAGCAAAAGAAAGAAAACGAAAACGTAGAAAACTTGCGATAGAAAATAAAACTTATAAACGCAGATTAAAAAAGATGCAGAAAGAAAAAAGAAATGCAAACTAAACAATCTAAATATAAAACAAAACAAGTAAAAGATAGTATGGGTTTAGTCTCAACTCTTTATGACATTGATGGAAATTTTATGAGTTTACAAGAAGTTAATAGAAATAAAGCTTTTACAACAAGAAATCTTTTAAAAATAGCAGATTCTTTAAATAAAAATCCTAATGATAATAAAATGACACAAAAATTTCAAAGTCAATATAATTTTTTGCAAGAACTTATGGGAAGCTCATCTAATAAAATTACAGTTGATGGATTACTTGGAAAACAAACACAACGTTCTGTTATGGATGTAAGAAAAATTGCTGAATCTATGTCGTCCGATAGAGTATTTGAAAACTTAAAAAGAAGAGATGCAATTAAATTAAATATGGATAAAAAATAATGGCTAGAGTTACTAATAAAAACAAAGCACATGAAAATAAACAATTGTGGGATAGAGCTAATAGTACCGATAGAGGTAAATGGCGTTCTAAAAGTCAAAAAGGATATGATTTTTATCTTGATGAACAACTAACAGAAATAGAGCAAGATTCTTTAGAAGAAGCAGGAATGCCTACTTTTACGATTAATAGGATACTTCCTATAATCGAAATTATGAAATATTTTGTAACTGCTAATAATCCTAGATGGAGGGCTGTAGGAGTTACTGGTGACGATACAGATATTGCGCAAGTCCATTCAGATATTGCAGATTATTGTTGGAATTTATCTAATGGTAATTCTGTGTATGGTCAAGTAATTTTAGATTCTCTTGTTAAAGGAGTTGGTTACTTTTTATTAGATGTTGACCAAAATAAAGACAATGGAAAAGGGGAAGTTACTTACAGTCGTATAGACCCTTATGATGTATTTGTTGACCCAGCAAGTAGAGATTTTTTATTTAGAGATGCTGGTTTTATTATTGTAAAAAAGAATATGTCAAAGTCTCAATTAAAAACATTGTTTCCAGAACATGCTAGTAAAATAAATAAAGTAACAAGTCATTCTGATTTTGATGGTGTTTATTCACAAAGAGATATAGAAACTTCTAAGGTTATACAACCTGAAGATATATCTAATACTTATTCTCAAGGTGGAGAAGAAGACCAAATAATTGGATATTATGAAAAATATTCTAAAGTTAAAATTCCTTTTGTTAATGTATTTGTAAACGTACCACCAGACAATGATAGTCTTGAACAAATGCAATCTGCTATACAAGTTCAAGTGCAAGAATTTCAATCTGAAATAGATGTTTTATTAAAAGAAACAATAATGAATATTGAAATGCAATTAGAAAATGGTGATATCATTGAAGAAAGAGCTCAATTAGAAATACAAAAAGCAGAACAACAATCTCGACAACAAGTAGAATTAAAACAACAACAATTAATATCTGAATCACAAGAAGAAATAAGTAAAGTAAAGCAAATTGTTGTAAGAGCTACAGAATTTGATAGTCTTATGAAGGATAAAGATTTTGCAGAAACAGTTGTTGATTATGTAAAGTTTTTTGAAACAAGAATTATGTTATGTTGTAGCGTCGGTGATGATGTATTTCTCTATGAATATGAATTACCAATTAATGAATACCCTATAATCCCTATCCCATACCTCTACACA